GAAAAAGTTTGAGGCTCAGGATGAAAAGAATGATGCCAAGCTAGCCAAGGATGTTAAGAAAAAGACAGCCAAGAAGAAGGCAGCTAAAAAGAAGTAATGACTTAGACCCCCTTTCGAGGGGGTTTTCGTTTATGATTACCCTGACGCCAGAGAAATCTGGAACCCTGCTGCTTTACCCCCTGCGCCTTCCTATGGAGGATACTATGATAAACCTTGCCCAACGATTGGCAAATCAGGAGACTGATGCCGATCGTATTGAGTTCATTCGTGGAGCAGCAAACCTTAATGCTAAATCCGCCGATAAGAAAATTGTCTTCGGTGCGATCACAGGTCTTCTGCTAGCGAAAGTTCTCAAGAAGAATGGCTAGTATTTCATCAGTATTTAACCTAGCAATCAAGCGTGCGGAGAAAGCAGCCACAGTTGGCTACACCGCTAAGCTCCGTGAACATGCCGCAACTTATGGCTGGCCTGAGCACATTGTCTCTAAACTTTCTATGGGACATGATGGTGAGAACCACCACATCACATATCCTGAGCATCTTGAAGATCAGATCATGACTCTTGAGTATGGCACCCAAGAAACCCCTGCCTCTCCTGCCCTTCGCACATTTATGATCGGGGGAATGTAATGCCTTTCATTCTTAATGAAGAAGCTGCCCTAAAGACCCTGCTCTCTGGCATGACAGTATCGGATGGTGGAAACTCTGCCCGCCCTGTAGGCGTATTCTATGGACAGCCTGATAAGGAAATCCGTCAGCAGTCTTACCCCTATATCACTATTGATCTTGTGGGAATCTCTGAAGAGGTTGATCGTGCACACCGTGGTGCTGCTGTAGTTATCCCTACAGATACTATGTATACCCCAGAAGGTGTTACCAGCTCCAATACCGTGGTTAACTACCCTATCCCTGTTCAGCTTCTTTATCAAGTAACTACGTGGTCTCGTCAGCCTCGCCATGATCGCCAGATCATCGCACAGCTGCTTTCTTCTGGTAGACTACCATTTAGATTTGGGTATCTCAACATACCTCAAGACGGAACAAGACGCCGCTTGGATATGTTGGGATTCTCAAAAAGAGATACTACTGAGGGCGAAAAGCGTCTATTCAGTAACGTCTATAACATCCGGATAAGTGCAGAAATCTTTGAAGATGTACTTGTTCAGTTGTACGAAGTAACACAAAATCCTACAATCACGTTCACAAACCAAACGGTATCCTTTACCGCCCCGTTATAAATCGTATATTTAAGATAACAACCTAACCCTAAGGAGTAACCGGAATGGCAACATTTGCCCGCCCCGGAGTCTATATCCAAGAAGTGGCTCTACCTCAGGCGATTACACCTGCAAATACTTCAACAGCAGTTGCTGCATTTGTTGGTGCTCTTGCTCAAGGTCCAACAGCCGCTCCAGTATACGTAAGTACCTGGAACGACTTCAAGAACACATTCGGTGGACTATCAGACTCTTACCCAACCACTTGGGCTGCCTATAACTATTTTGCTAATGGCGGTCGTGGTTTGTATGTAAAGCGTGTAGTAGGCTCAGGATCAACTTCAGCGTCAACAGCTATTACTGATGGCTTGTCAGGAACACTTACAGCTACAGTAACAGCAGCTAGCGCAGCAAGCGGTACTGTCACATATACATCTAGCAATACATTCTCAGCAGGTCAGACAGTAACAATTACTGGCCTATCTACCTCAGCTTTTAACTTGAGCGGCGTAACAATCGCATCAGCTACAAGCTCACAGTTCACTGTAACAAATTCAGCTACAGGCACAGCAGTAACAAGTGCTTCAGCTACAGCTACAGTAACTTTGACACCATCAAACGTCTTTACTTTGACTGCTCTTAACCCAGGATCATGGGGAAATAACTATGCAGTACAGGTAACTTCAGCAGGTGTTTCTAACCGTTTTGGTCTAAACATCTACGCATCTTCAATCGTAAACGGAATCACATCATCTACTTTGGTTGAATCCTACTCAGATTTGAGCATGTCCTCAACAGACTCTAATTACATTGGCGCAGTTATTGCTGCTCAATCTAACCTAGTAAGCGTTGGAACAATCAACTCTGCTAAGTTCCCAGGAGTTACTAGCTCAAACGTTAGCCTAACTTCAGGTGTTGACGGCGCAGCCCCAGCACGTGCAGATTATGCAGCTGGATGGACAACATACGATGCAGTTGCTACAAGCTTGGTTATCTATGCAGCTGATGCTCCATATGCATCTACAGCTACATTGACCGCACAGATCCATGGAGATGCAGTATCTTACGCAGCTACTCGTACAGACTGCTTTGCAGTTATTGATACCCCATCAGGACTAGCAAATGCTGCTGCTGCACAACAGCAGGTCACAGCAACATCTGCAATCTTTGCCGCAGCAACTTCAGGCGGAATTGCAGCTGCTTACTGGCCTTGGGTTAATATCCCAGATCCAACAAAGATCCCAGGAGCAGTTCGTCTACAGGCTCCAGGTGCTGCAGTAGTTGGACAGTACACAGCTACAGATGCAAACCGTGGCCCAGCAAAGGCTCCAGCAGGTCTTCAGAACCGTATTGCTCTTGCAGTATCTACTGAACACAGCTTCACAAATGCTGAGCTTGATGCCCTCAACACATCGTCAGACCCAGTCAACACTATCCGTCAGGTACCTGGCGCAGGTATTGTAGTTATGGGTGCACGCACTCTTGATAACACTCCAAACAACCGCTACATCAATATCCGACGCTCTTTGATCTACATTGAGAAGCGTCTTACTGATCTAACATCATTTGCTCTCTTTGAGAACAATGATGAGCGTCTATGGAACCAAATCAATACAGCAGTAAGCAGCTTCCTATTCTCATATTGGAATACTGGAAACTTGCGTGGAAATACTTCCGCTCAGGCTTACTACGTAATCTGTGACGGACGTAACAACTCATTTACTGATATCCAAAACGGTAAGGTAAATATCACAGTTGGCGTCGCACTAGAATATCCAGCAGAGTTCGTTGTCATTCAGATCGGACAACTAACAGGAAACGCTACGGCGTAAGGAGATAATGACAAATGGCAACTAACCTAAATGTTCTAAGTAACTTACTTACGGATCCAGTCCGTAATTTTAAGTTCCTTGTGCAATTTACACCTGTAGCTCCAGACGGTGCTACACCTGACACATACTGGGGAACCAGTGCTGCTCAAGGTGGATCAAATGCATTTGGTACTATGGGCTTCGTATCTCTTTCAGGTCTAAGCGTAGCGACAGAGTCAATTGCTTACCGTGAAGGCGGATACAACACCAACGTCCACCAGATTCCTGGACAATCTTCGTTTACACCTATCACTCTTTCTAAGGGTGTTATGTTGGGACAGATGGGAAATGCTGATTGGATGAAGCGCTTGTTTACAGTTGTTACACCAGGTGTGACAACCGCAGCAGGTTCTCAATTCCGTGTTAACTTGGATATCCAGGTTCTTACACATCCTAACCCAACAGGTTCAGCAGGAAGCGACGATACTGTTGGAGCTTCAACACCTTATGGCCAACATACCTCAATGCGTTTCAAGGTCTACAATGCCTGGATTACTTCCTTGTCATATAGCAACTTGGATGCAGGAGCTAATACCCTCATGGTTGAAGAGATTCAGCTTGTACATGAAGGCTTTGACGTAACATACGCAACAGGATACACAAAGGCAGGAACTGCACCAGCTGTTACCGGCCAGTAATCAAACTAACTAAAGGTATATAAAATGACTACTAATAAGACTATTAATGCGGCACAAGATCCACAAGTAGCAAATAAACTTGCTGCAGATGCAATGTCTGCTCAGGAGGCAACCGTAAAGGCACTAAAGCCTGAAACCAAGTTGCCTCCTGCAACAGATGTTACATTGCCTGCTGGACTACTTGATCCGTTTACCGGATTGATTACCACAGCAGAAGTAAGGGAGCTTACCGGTATTGATGAAGAGGCAATCTCTAAAATCACAGACACAGGTAAGGCTCTTCTTACTATTTTAAGCCGGGGAACTGTAAAGATCGGTGAAGAAGCATCTACTGAAGGTCTTCTTGACTCCCTATATGCAGGAGACCGTGAGGCTATTCTCCTAGCTATTAGGAAGGTAACCTTTGGGTCAGATGTAAAGCTTGGCCCTGCTAACTGCCCACACTGTGGTGAAGAGCAGGTCTTTGATATTGATCTAGACAAAGATGTTCCAGTAAAGACCCTAGAAGGTCCTGGAGAATTTGTACTAGATTGTAAGGTAGGAAAGGTTGTAGTTACACTGCCAAAGGGCTCAGCCCAGAAAGCAATCGTAGCTTCAAACAACAAAACTACTGCAGAATTAGATACAATTATCTTAAGTCACTGTGTAGTATCTATCAATGATGCTCCTGTGATTGATCCTAGCGTGGTTAGAAACCTAAGCATTAAGGATCGCAGAGATATTTTAGAAGAGATTACAAACCGCAACCCTGGCCCACAACTCAGTGAAATTAAAGTACCTTGCAGTGCCTGCGGCACGGAGGTACCGCTTCCGCTAACCTTGGCGGAGTTGTTTCGCTAACGAAATAAACTATGAGACTCTCATAGAGATGTATGACTTAATAAGTCAATACTATCCTGGATGGTCTCTTACGGAACTACGTTCTCTAAGTTTAAGGGAACGTCTTAACTGGTTGAATAGAGCTACAGGAAGAAGGCGGTGATTTAAATGGCAGATGCTTTTGGCAATATGGTCGGGGCCTCAGATACACCTGAGGGTCTAGGTACTGTTGGCAGTACATCTTTTGACGACATGCCTAAAGAACTTCTTAAGCTCTTTACAGAAGTAGAAAAAGTTGTCAAGCGAATCAGTGACGACTGGAAGAGCACATCTGCCGATATTAAAAAGACTTCCGGTCTTGTTGGCTCACAGAATGTGGGTTCAGGAAGACTAGGGCTAGGCTCATTTAGCCCAGCTCAAGCTGCAACCGGTCTAGGACTAGGCGTTGTAGCTGTAGGTGCCACAGCTATGTCAATGGCACCAAGTACCATGGCTGCAGTAACTCAAGCTATGGGCGCATCAACTTACGCCGGTTTTGCTGGCATGTCAAATATGCAGGCTACCCGAATGGCCAACTCTCAAGTTGGTATGGGTGCCACAAGCGCTATGGGCCCAACCATGGCTGCTATGACTTTATCTAACATGGGTTACACAGCTAACTCAATGAGCTCTCAGAATGTCATGACTCAGATTGCAGGCTTGAGTGCCATGACTGGCATGAGCAACGAACAAGTTGCCGGTGCTATGGGTGGCGTTAATGGAATGAACTTCCTGCGTCTTGGTATCCGTGTTCGTGATAGTCAAGGTAACTTGCTCCCACCTAATCAGATTGTTAACTCTGTCTACAACGCCCTCTTCCGTGGACAAAAGATTTCTGCACAGCAGGCTGCAACAGCAGTTCTTAATCCTGGCGGTAAAGGTTATCAAGTACTTCAGCAAGTAGCTGGCGGCAACCAGGCTTTGATGCAGACTCTTCAGTCGGGCATCATGGCCCGTGCTCAAATTGGAAGCGACATTACTTCCTCTCAAATGGGCAATGCTAAGACCATGCTTGGAGCTATGAATGTTGATAAGTCAAGCCCTATGTACTCCAACTTTACAAACAACACTGCTCAAGCTGGAGCCCTTGCCGCAACAGAGCAGGGATTAGTTGGCGGATATAACACTGCCCTAAATACCAATGCTGCTTTGACCAACGATTTTACTAGCGTAGCTAATGCTGCCAAAGGCGTCACTAGTGCTTTAATGGGCCTCAAAGGCCTCTTAGACACGTTCCCAGGAGCAGGCAATGTCGGAGGTACTCTTTCAGGTATTGGAAGCGCAGCGGCCTCTGCAGGCATTAACGCATATGCTACTAAGAAGGCGTTAAAGGGAGTAATAGGCAACCAGGAGGGAAAGAGTGCAAGCAAAGGAATCTTTAGTAGGATCCTTGGGCTATTTAAAAATCCTTTTGCTGTAGCAGGTGAAGAAGGAATTGGTGCTGCAGTAGAGGCGGCCGCAGTAGATGTTGGGGCAGCAGGGCTTACAGCAATCGGTGGAACCTACGACCATGGAAGTATGGGAAGTGGTGGACAGGGTGGACCAGTAAGTCAGGGACACCAAAACGTTACTCCTGTTCCTAGGGGAACACCTATAACATCTCCTTATGGACAACGTGGCGGAAGTGCAAAGACTAAAGGCTTTCACGCAGGTCTTGACTTTGGCGCTAAGTTGGGTACTAAGGTTTATGCTCATGATTCCGGTGTTGTAACCATCGTTGGTAACGGCGGAGGTTACGGTAACTATATTGAAATTGACCATGGCTCATACAGAACCCGCTATGCACACTTAAAGCAGATCTCAGTATCAAGAGGTCAAAAGGTTTCTGGTGGAACAGTTATTGGCCTATCAGGTAACACAGGTAACTCAACTGGCCCACACCTTCACTTTGAAGTTCTTGTTAATGGCAAGAAGGTTAACCCAGCCCCATATCTACAGGGAGCTACATCGGGCACACCTGGTTCAAAGACAACAACTCCTACAGGATCGGGATTATCTAGCCAAGACATAAACTCTCTCCTTAGCAGCCTTGCCTCTACGCCAGGCAGCACAGCTTTGGATAATATGTTTGGACAGAATGCCGCACACAACTTGGGTGATGGAAGGTCACTATCCTTTATTAAGGGAAAGACTTCTGTTACTGCGGGAACTATTCTAGGAACAGGTAGCCAACAAGATTGGGCTAAGACTCTTCTCACAAAGCTAGGAAAGCCTACAACAAAAGATAATATTACAGCCCTTACAACTTGGGCTGCTTGGGAAGGTGGCCAGTGGCACAACTCTGCACACTACAACCCACTCAATACTACCCAGGGTGAAAAGGGCGCAACTAACATGAACTCTGAAGGTGTTAAGTCCTACACCAGCTGGGATCAAGGCTACCAAGCAACTATCCAGACTTTAAATAATGGACGCTATAAGAGCATTCTTTCTGCGCTTACTGCAGGTAACAATGCGGCAGCAGTTCTTACTGCGGTAGACCAATCGCCTTGGGGAACACACATCCCAGGTTACGGTGGACCTACTGGAGATCTAGGAACAGCCTCTATTGCCTCTAGACTGCCTACTGGTGTAGGTGGCCCTTCTGTGGTAACCTCTTCTGCTCATGGTGGAGCAGTAGTTGTAAACCTAAATATGAAGGTACAGATTGCTCAATCAAGCGTAGCTGAAGCTAAGCGACTAGTAAGTATGGTGGGTCAAGAATTGAAGAACAGCGCAGTGCTTAAGAGCCTTGGAGGAGCTATCTAATGGCAACCACATATTCTTATGGGTATACAGTACAGACCTATGTTGATTGGAAGCAATCTGCTACCACTGAACCTTTGGCTGTAAGTCTAGGTGGTGCTACTTTTGATCCATCAATCTATCCTGATCTAATTCAAATTCAAGCTGAACCAACAGTTTCTCAGTTAGCTACGCCTACCGTAACAAAGTTTGAAGTTCAGGTAGGGTTTACTGTTCATTATTTAGTTCGTGTATACCAAATTAAAAATGTAAACGGCGTTAAAACATATTACTGGTTAACAGGAAATGATGTCGGCACCGGTTTGCATATGGATTTTGGTTCCGATAGTAAGTATTTTGATACGGGTGGAAGCGGAACATACATAGGTGCTCACACAAATAGTGGGTCAAGTAACATTGTAAGTAGCCCATCTAGTGGAGCAGTGTACTGGTTTAGCACCCGCCTTCTTCAACCTAATACGGCTATTACTAACTATGTAAACTTATACTGTAACTTCAGCCCAAATAACTTTCAAGGAACTTATGGCGGAGACACCAGCGTAGGAACTATTACCTCTCTTACTGCTCTTAATCAAATACCTACTGTAACCGTAGGCACTGCCGTACCTATTCCTACCTACCCTAATGGATTCACTGCATTTATTGAAAGCAAGAAAGAATGGACTACTGCTGGAAATGGTGGAGGCGGTGGATCTCTAAGCGTAGTATTTGACAAGTGTCAAAAACAATGGTTTGCTTTGTTTATTGGATCAACTACCTATGATCAAAAGACTGGCGCAGGAACATATAACTGGGCTACGTATACTGCAGCCGTGAGCGGCGACTCCTCAACATATAGGTACTTCAGTGGCCCATATCTCAATGTCAAGCAGACAGACACTAAAGGCATCACGGATGCTAAGACAAAGATACACAACATTATTCTTGCAGACTGTCAAGGCCAAACTACGGGTAAAGTCCCTGCACCTACAAAGCCGTCAACCGCAAACATACCTACAAACACTAATACTTCCAATCTTCCTTCTGCTAGGTTTAATCCACCTCCTCATGTATTTAGTAGAAATATGCCGTATA